CTCAAAAAAAAAAGTAGTTGCGAAGAAGAAAGTTGCGGTTGCTGAGAACAAGATAAGCGCAGAAGATAGCGCGTTGTGGTTGGCTTATCTTAAAGAGAAAGCGGAATACGTCAACGAAGAAGAATGGGAGTTAATTTCTGACGAAGAAGTAACCAACCCAGAAGGCGAAGAAAATTATCGCACCGAATTTATGAGTGTTCGCGGTTATTCAAACCCCGACGAAGCTAGCAAAGAACTCGATACTGGTCTTTATAAAGTACGTTACTACTACTCAAAGAATTTTACATACAAAGACGGTGAAATTGTAACGCGTGACTTTTGTCAAGACATGGTTGCGTTGTCAAAAGAAGGAGCGTTATTCCGTTACGAAGACATTCAAGACATGAGCGACGCAGGGGTGAACGGACAGTTTGCACCTTCAGGAAGTTCAAGTTATAATTTGTTCATTTTTAAGGGCGGTGTTTATTGCCGCCATGCGTGGTTTAGAAAAGTGTTTGTACGCAAAAGAGAGAAAGGTCGCTTCCTTCCTAACGACGGATTGAAAAACGACAGAGTTGTAACAGGCGGTGTTGCAAACGAACTATTTCCAAAAGGACAAGAAGCGGTTCGTCCGAACGATATGCCGAATAGAGCATCATTAAAATATAAATAAAAACTACAATGGCACTACAACCCGAAGTTCTACTCATTGACGAAAACTATATCAAAAAATATACATGGATTAACGGAAGCGTTGACCCGCTTTTGATGTATCCTGCTATCTATCTTTCACAAGACAAGTACGCACAGTTGTATTTAGGAACTGATTTGTACAATCGCATCAAAGAAGACGTTGTGAACGACGACATCACGGGCGCATACGCAACCCTTCTTGACAATTACTTGCGAAGAATGGTAATGTGGTGGACGATGTACGAAGTACTTCCGCATTTGTACGTTAAAACCGACAACGGAAGTTTGGTAATTCGCACAAGCGAAGACACTCAACCTATATCACAAACAGACTTACAAAACTACCGCGATCAAGCGCGTCAACAAGCTATGTTTTACACGCAACGAATGGTTGACTTTTTGTGTCAGAACAGCGCAGACTTTCCCGAATACACAACGAACACAACAAATCAAATTTGGTCGCAAACAAATGTATATCCTTCTAACGCTTTCGAGATTAGTTCAGGACGCGACAGACGACCATACGAATACAGAAGACCGGGACTTGGATGGATTAGATAACTAAAAAATAAAACATGGCTACAAGGGGACGAAAGAAAGACATGGTAAAACAAAAAATTTACGAAGAAAAATTTCGTAAGTATTTAGTAAGAAAAGAAAAACAAATAAAGAAGTTGAGCAATGAAAGTTAACGAGGAAGGTTACGCACTTATAAAACATTTTGAAGGTTGTCGATTGAAGGCATACAAGTGTCCTGCTAACGTGTGGACTATTGGCTTTGGAAATACTTTCTACGAAAACGGAGATAAGGTGAAAGAAGGCGACGTAATCACGCAGCAACGCGCAGACGAATTAGCGAAGTTTATAATTGACCAGTTCGCCGTTTCAATCGCACCGTTCATTTTGCAACCGCTCAACGATAATCAATTCAGCGCGTGTGTTTCGCTTGCGTACAACATTGGAACGGGTGGTTTCAAACGTTCGTCGGTATTCAAGAAACTAAACGTGAACCCAACAGACCCAACAATAGCTAATTCATTTCGTTTGTGGAACAAGGGCGGCGGTGTTGTTTTGAAGGGTTTGGTTCGTCGCCGTGAAGCTGAAATACAATTATATTTTAAAGCATAACGAAAATTATATTTTAACGTGAACACAGAAATTGAAATTGCTTTGATACACGAACAACTGCAGGGCATGGACAAGAAGATTGACCGCATTTACAACGTGTTAATCGGTGACGACCAGATGAAGATTGAAGGTCTTGTAAGCAAGGTTCAGAAGCACGATAAGTATATTCAGAACCAACGTTTACAGGTTGCGCGTTTGGGTGGTATTGCAACCGCAGCGGGTATCGTTGGCGGTTTAATTGTTCAACTAATTCTAAAAATGATATGAAAGACTGGTTTAATTCTTTATTAACATCTTGTTCAAAAGTATCGAGCAAGCGCATTATTGCTATATTTGTTTCACTCAATCTAATTGTAATCAGTTACATTGCAGTTTTCAGTTCTTACGATTGTCCAATTTCAATGTTCGACACGCTCGCATTGTTAACAGGCGGTTTGTTCGGTGGTACTGTGATTGAAAAGTTTACTAACAAAACAAAGAATGGCAAGGGAACTAACGACAGCGAGAACAATAGCAACGGAGATTTGCAGTAAATTTTCTGAAACTCCTTCGCTTACTTTAGCGAAAAAATTGTTTACTGAATATCCTGAAGTCTATAAAAACATCGAAGCAGCACGAAGTGTTATTCGTTTGATTCGTGGAAAGAATGGCGACTTCAATAGAAAAATAACAACAGATAAAAAGTTGTTTGAAGAAAAGCCACGACCATTGAACCCGTTCGCGCTTCCAAAGTCTTACGCAAAGAAGCGTAGACACGTTGAAGTCAAAGGAACGAAGTTCTTAATTCTTTGCGATTTGCATTTTCCATATCAAGATAACGAAGCTATTGAGTGCGCTATAAATGAAGGTATCAAACAAGGCTGTGATTCAATCATATTGAATGGTGACGCGTTAGACTGTCACATGATTAGCGACTTCGTTAAAGATCCGCGTAAGCGTAAATTCAAAGACGAACTTTATTCTATTCGTCAATTCCTTGCGTCGCTTAGACACACGTTCCCAAACGCAAACATTTACTACAAAGAAGGCAACCACGAAGAACGTTACTGGCGTTACATGAGAATCAAAGCACCTGAACTATTCGACATTGACGCGTTCGACTTTCCTTCGTTAACGCATTGCGACAAGCACAACGTGAAATGGATTGACGGCAAGAGCAAATTAAACATCGGTAAACTTTCAATCTTTCACGGGCACGAATTTGGAAAACAATTCCTTCCGTCTGTGAACGTAGCGCGTGGGTTGTTCATGAAGACAAAGGTTTCTTCTATGTGTGGACACCACCACCAAACAGCGGAACACAACGAGCGGGACGCTAACGGTAAGTTTATAACGTGTTGGGGTGTCGGTTGTTTAAGCGAGCTTTCACCGGACTACAACCCTTATTCAAAATACAATCATGGGTTCGCTATTGTGGACAAAGGAAAAAATGGTTACTTTAGCGTTCACAACTATCGAATACACGAAGGACAAATTTTATAAACCTAAAAAAACAACTATGATTATTGCAATTATTTTTCTTTGCACCGCGCTTGTTGGCGTGTTGTGGGTTCGAGGCATCGACAAGATGGCTAGCGAACACCCAGACTATAACGGAAACGACTTAATCTAACGCACAATGGACAAAAGAGAATACCAACCCGACGCAGTTATTGTTATAATTGCAACAAGTGTTTTTTGGATGCTTGTTTGTTTAGCTTTTTGGAACTTCAACCCGAAGATTCAAACGGAAATACAGATACAAAAACAAGACAGTATCATTTATTACAATAACGGCGAATACGACCGCTTGCTTCAAGAAGAAATTGATTTATACGGAACATACAGAAGATATGAAGACGCTCAACTTACAGCCAAAACGACCTATCGCACTCGTCGTGATACTATTCTTGTTCTCGATACTATTTATAAAGTTGATGTTATCCGTTTAGTCAACTCCTGCGACAGCGTTATTGCTTCCGATTCGCTTGTAATCGACAATTTACAGGAACAAATAAACATCAAGGACGAAAAGACGAACAACTTAGAAGAAACGGTTGTTGCTTATGAACAAAAAACTAACTTGTTGAGCGAACAAATTAACACTTTGGATGCTGATAAAAAGAAATTGGAGAAACAAAAAAAGCGCAGAAACCACGCTTTAGTTTTTAGTTCGTCCGTCGCTATTTTGTCGACGTTTGTTCTTGCAATTTTACTTTAGATTCGTCGACATAAAACTTCATTGAGAACTGGATTGCTTCGCTTAAAAAAGTGTTGCGACTATTCTCACCGCGTTTCTCGTCAATCTCGTTCCACAGGTCTTTGTGCAAGTACACGCAGATACCTTTCTTAGTTTTGCTCTGTGCCATCTTCTTTGTTTTTAGTCATCATTGTTCCAATCATTAACGCTAAGTAGATTTTCTCTTTTGCGTTTAAGTCTTTGCGTTGTGAAAGTTCAAGAAGAATATCTCCGAGAATCTTTCCCTGTTGAAAGTAGGTTGCGATTGAGTTGACGATTTCGCGCTCACGATCGTATGTCATTTTGAGCGTTTCGTAAAGTGGTATTGGTTTCATATTATTTTTTTTCTATTTGTTGTTTTACATTATGAAGAAATTCAATTACGTCTTCGTGTTGTTGCATACGATTAATCATTGTATCTACTTCAAGAATACACACGTGTTTGATTAATTTAAGAGGTTTATTTTTGTGAATTTTCTTCCACCTTGTAAAGATTTCGTCAGCATATTGCTCTATAAATTCTTGACTTACTTTTTCTTCTGTTGCTTCCATATTGTAAATGTATGCTAAATTATTTTACCCGACAACGTATTGTCCATAACTTGGATTAAGTTCGAAGTACATTCTCATCATTATCGCGTCGGCAACGTCAGGTGAAATACCTTCGCGGTTCTTGATAACGTCCTTCGGTGTGACCATAAGTTTACCGTCAACGTCTGCGCGGTGTCGTTTAATCATTTCTAACTCACGAACGATTTGTTCTTTGCGCGTGCTGGATAGAATCGTTACCTTGTTTTCTTCGACGTATTGAGCAAGTTTATAATAACATTCGCTCTTTAAGTTTTGGTATTGCGGGTGCTTTGGTTTAGATCCGTTGACAAACCCGCGACATTTCAAGAAGTCAACCACACCACCACCTACTCCGTCCTCGTCGCACACTACGTCTTGCAATAAAATTGAGTGTTGTTGACAGGTTAAACGAACTTTGTTCACGACTTCGTCTAACGCTGCACGATTGAGTTCAATTATATCTATAATCGTAAGACCTTCCCAAACGCAGATAATGGTTCTATCCTTACCAAAACGCGCTATGTCGGCTGTGATATATTTCTTTCCTTCGTTTATTACTTCGTTCCTAAACATTCGAAGTAAGTTCTCCGTTTGGAATAGTTTGTCGCTGTCGTCGTCGAACTCCCAATTACCTTCTAAAAGTCTTTTGCGGTCGTATTCAGGAAGGCGACGCAACGATTCAATGTAAGCAACAGGAAGAAACGGGTTGTCCTGTGGTAACGCTTGCACAAAGGCGCGGTGTGAAGGCAATTCGTTGCGGTTGTTCTTCATGTAGAACTCGTTGTAAAGCCACCCCTTCGCAGGATTGCAGGACAAGAAACCTTTGGGAATTAAACCGAACTCGTTTAGTTTATAACGACATCGCGAATGAACAATGCTGACCGCCTTTGCGGTTACTTCGGAACATTCATCGACGAAATAGTCTGTAATTTCAAGCGACCCTAATGAATTATAGTTCACATCTGAGGGGTAGGCCTGCAAGTCTTTTAGAACAATTTCGCTTCCGTTGAAGAATTTAATTATGTTTGATTGCCCGTTGAAAGTGTAGTGTTTATTTGCTATCAATCCGAATTCTTCAGCCGTTTCAAAGAACGTGTTTAAGGTCGTCTTTTTTAAGTTGTCTAACTTTGCACGTCCAATAAGAGAACGCGTCCCTGCGTACTTCAAACGTCGTTGTATCTGCCACATACAACCGAACTTCGTCTTTCCACCCCCTGCCGCGCCACCGTATAACAATTGTTCAACGATACTATCTGTGTTCAGATAGTTCAACGCTTCAATCTGACGCGGCAGGTATTCGGGTTTGTAAGGTGTCATTTCAATTTAATCATTGCGTAAGACTGCGAAAATTGGTAATGTATTTTTTCATTTATCCAACATTCCCAATATCCGTCTGATAAACGTATTTCTTCACATTGAATAATATATTCAGAAGCTGTAAAAGGGTGAATGAATTTATATTTTCTCATTGCTTACTTAAATATAATTTGTACAACTCACGCATTCCTTCGAAGCGAATCGATTCCTTCAACAACATTCTTTTGCGGTCGCTCATGCGCTCAACCATTGACTGAACGAGTTGTTGTTCGAAGTAAATGTTCTTCTTCGCGTTTGCTTTGCACAACCTGTATTCTTCTTCCGTAAAGGTGTCAGCGGTTATCTGTTTGCTTTCTTCGAGCCAACGCATAAGCGACACCGCACGAATCTCAATAACCGTATATTTTCCTTTCTTGAAGTTGTGCAAATCTTCTGCAAACATTCTTCTCCAGCTGTCGTCATTTACCGCCATTTCTTTTTCTTTTAGTTGTTTAGATTCTTCTTCTTTTGATTCTGCAATTTCACGCTGTATTTGCAGATTTGCTTTATCGCGATGTGGTTTGTAATGTGTCAACACGTCACCAATGAACGACACGCTCAACGCTCCGAAGTGTTCGGTTTTCTTTGACAGTTCATTTGCAGCGTTCAATTCAAATGCTAAGTTGAAGTGTTCGAACGTAACCCAACGAAAGTGTTTGCCTATGAACTCATGCAACATTTGCAACAGTTGCGCTTCGGGTAACGCGATGCCGTACATGGCGCATACCTTTGAGCAAAGTTTTACGAACGCAGGTAGTTCGTAATCGGCAACGAATGCGCTTTCACGCTCTGCACGATCAACCCTTTGTGTAGTTGTGAGCGTCGTTGTAGATGCGCTGCGCAGCATCGGAGTCGAATTTTCCATTTTTGATTTTAGTGTTTTGTTGGTTTGTAGTTACAAAGGTAGACAAGTCCCACTTCCGCACGGCAGCTTTCCAATCTTTCATTTGATTGCGTCCGACCTTCCAACCGTTTGCTTCGTAGTGAGCATGAAATTTCTCAGTAAACGCAAGCGCGTCTTTGTCGCTTAACTTTTCACAGGCGTAGTCGTATATTTCAACAACGGTTGGCTTGACGAACGAAGGCTTCTTTTCTTTCGTTGGTGCTGGAAGTTGAGCGGTTGGAACGTATAACCGACTAAGTATGTCGTTTATCTTTTGTTCCTGTTCCTTCATTTGCGATTCAAGAATCTCGATTCTCTTTTTGAGTTGTAAAATTAGCATCATGTTTTTGTTTTTAGTTAGTCCCACCCTTCGCCTTTCGCGTCGTCGTCTGCGTCGTCCCATTCTTGACAATCGAAGCATTTTTTTATTTCTCCATCGTCGTCGATTAGCTCGTAGGCTTCTTCGTAAGTTTTAAGTTTTTGATCCTGAAGAACGGCGTTCACGCGTTCGTCAAGTTCCGCGCTTTCGCAGGTTGGACAAAAGATAAGTTCTGATTTCATTTTCTTTTTAGTTGTTTTTTAAGTTTGATTTCTTTTTGATGTTCTAAATGCTCGACAAATTTAGTAAAAAATTTCATTGGTTTAGCATAACCCATTTCTTCGAGAATAAAACAGATGCGTTCAACCGTTGCGCGAAACTCTCGGTCTGTTTCAATATGTCCTGCCACCTGGCGAATGCCGTGTATAACTGTCGCGTGATCCTTGCCGTAGTGTTTGCCTATTGAATCGAGACTAAGTAAGTAACACGGGCGGACAATGAAGAAAATGATTTGTCGTGCGTTGACGATTTCTCTCTTTCGTGTTATCATGTACAACTTTTGCGATTCGATACCGAGAACGGAACAGGTCACGTCTTCGAGCGCGCTCCAAAACATTTCGCGTTCGTTCTCCAGTTCTTGTTGTATCTTGATTTGTTCCGTCGTTAAACGTTCGTAACGTGGTGTCAGCATCAACCATAGCGTTTCGAATCGTTCCATGTGACGGAAAGGAATCATGTCAATTAGTTCTTGTCGTATTTGTTCGTTAGTCATTGCGTTAGTTGTTATTATAGTTTTTACAAAAGGCGTCTAGCTCTCCGACTTTATCTAATTTTTGCAATTCAAAAGCAAATTTCAAAAATATGTGATAAAAATGTTTAACATCTTCGTCTTGGTGATTCTTAAAAAATCTTTCTTTTGTACCTTTTAAAAGTAAAAATTGAAGAATTACACCGTCTTGATATCGAGAAGCTATAAATACGTGTCCTTCTCTAAAACTATAATAAAGATTTTTACTTGGAAAAGGACTTTCAATAGTAAAATTTTCAAAGTTCTTCATTATTTTTTTAGCGTCATAAGTTACGTAAATATTCCCTTCAGCAACTTCATCGTATAAAAACGCTACTTGCTCCAGTTCTAAATTGAGCGTTACTTGATTACTCATTTTCTTCGTTTATTAATTTGGTTGGTGTAAAGGTGCTAAATACTTCTTCGCGTGAAAGACCAGTGTGAAGACAAATGTTGTTGAAGTCTTTGATTCTCATTCGCTCTGGATGCGTGACGTAAAGTCGTGCCGTCGGATCGCTTATGCGAAGAACGTTCTTAAAGTTAGCCATCGTCTTGAAGTTAACCTTGACAAGTCTTCCGAACGGCGTTTTATAGATTGCTTTATTCATAAGTTGAAAAGAGATTTCACCACGCGTTGAATGAAGGTGAGTTGACGTTCCTTCGCTTTCATTGTTGGCGCGTTGGTTTGTTTTTGTTTTGGTTTAGGTTGAGAAAAGAGGTTTGTTTGCTTTGGTAGTTTTGTCTTGCCTAACTTCTTTAATTCGTTGTACTGGTCTTTCTTCTGAGTAAACAACAAGTAACGGTCTGTGTGAATGCGCTCAACCGCTCTGTATGTTCCGTTTTCTTTCCAATAAAAACCCGCTTCAAATAATGGTCGGCAATATCCACGACTGCTATTCATTTTGTAAATTGCTTCTGTTGGTGTGTGTCCTTCGTTTACTAACTTGCAAAATTCACGCACTCTTTCGATGTTAAATTGTTTTCTTGTTTTCATTGTGTTGTGTTTTGATTGTATGGTTTATTATTCATTAAGTGTCATAAAAGGGCATTATGTCTGAGATAACACCCTTTTATAACATCTTATTAATTTAGAACGGCATATCGTCCGTGTCGTCCGTTGAAATTGTTAGACCGCTTTGTTCCAACATTGCTTTCGCTTTGTTCATTTGATCCGCAGCCTTGTCAAGACGCTGACTAAATTCAGCAGACGAACTCACTTTGTTTTGCAACCACTCTGGAAGCATCTTGAATCGTAAGTCGAAGTCCTGCGAATCGTAGTCTAAAAGAAACGCGCTGTTCACCTGTGGTGGGCAAGTCATTCCTTTCGCAAGTGGCGACGCTCCTTTCAAGTCTGCGTAGGTACGCCCTGTGTTCGCTGTGCGGTGCATTACTGACACCATTGCTTCTTTGCCGAGCAAAGTACCAATGTCGAATTTAGACGCGTCAGAATCGCTCATTGACTTACCGAGCCACGATTGAACGAAGGCTCGTAACCCACTCTTTTCGTGCATCGATAACGTGAAGTCACGACCGATTGAAAACGGTTGTTCACCTTTGCCGAAGTCAGCGGTTTCCAAAGGTAGTTCGAACACTAAGCGAACTTTGTTAACTAACTTTTCTTCGCCTTGATAGGTGTCCACTATCGTTCCAATGTGAATGATTTGGTAACAGCGCGCTACGTGCGTTCCTGCGGGTACTGTTTGTCCTCCGCCGTTGTTTGATTGTTGGGCAATGATGCTCATGTTGTTGTTTATTTGGTTGTTATTAAATGAATTCAAATATGTCTCGAACTTTATAGCGAGTTCGTGGTCGCTTTCGATGTGCCTTAACTGGCTGTCGTGAATGTCGCTTTGCTCGTTTATTCGTTTGAAGTAACCCATCGTTAAATGTGATCGTCAAATATGTTCACATCGAAACTAAAACTGATTCCGTCCTTTTCGAGCGTCACGAAGTCAAGGTCGAATTCAGGATCGTCGCTGCAAAAGAATCGACCGCGCAAGTTAATTGTGTACATATTGTCAAGGTCGTCGATGAACACGAGGTGTTGTTCTTCATTTACTTCGAACCAACCCGTTTGGTCGTCGTTGTAGTTGTTGGCTATGGCTTTGATTCTTTCGTTCAACGTTCGTATATCGTCGTCGCTGAAGCAGTAAGTGATTTTAGGACAGTACATATTTTTGATTTTAGTTATTGCAAATGTATTCAATTAAGTTGTCGTTCCAACGCGCTTCTGCAAGTTTATGACATTTTTCAATGTTCTCGCTTATCTCGTTGTGGCTGTAGTTGTACGCGTTCGCTGAGGAATAAACGCAAACAAAGTTAGATTTCTTCTGTTGGGGTTGGTAGTTCCTTGAAAGTCGCTGAATCAAGTTTGTTGAATACTCGTTCAAGTTGTTCAATTCTCGCTTGATAATAATCATTCCAATCCAGTGTTCCAATTCTCTTATCACCCCAATAGTTTTGTGCGATAACGATTGCATCTTTAATTTCTTGAATATCTTCTTCGAATAAGAATGGAGTTGCAAAATAATGTTTTTCATTGTTCATTTGATTTGTTGGTTTTAGATTTCTTTTGATAAGATGATTTCTTCGCGTGGTATGGCTGTCTTGATGCGGTCGTAAGCTGCTACCGCTTCGTCGTAAACGTTGTAACTCATGTGAAATTCTCCGTTTACTTTTAAGACGTAGTACATATCTGTCAACGTCGTCTTTTGAATTAGTTCTACTTTCATTTTGTGTAGTGATTTGGTTGTTGTTCTAATTGTCTTGTTTGTTCGTCAATCGTTCCTGCGATTAACATTGCTGCGAAAAGAAGCGCGATGTAGAGTAGTTGTTTTTTCATTTTGTTATTTGGTTTTAGATTACATAAAGATTGGAGCCATTGAATAAGAACCTAACGCAAGAACGTATTCGCCACCGTCAAAACCTTTCTTAACTTTCTTACGAACAACCTCGTTTTGTACTTCAAGAGTAACGAAGTCACCTTTGCGAGATAATACTTTTGCAAAAATAGTGATGTTAGAATCACAGATTAAAGTTGCTTTGATTGTGGTGTTTGGTGTGATAGTGTTCATGTTGTTTGTTTTGTTTATCTTTGGTGTTGTTGTTAATTGTTTGACAAATATATGCTAAACTTTTGAATACACAACAAAAAAATGAAAATAAATTGAAAATAATTTATAACTAATTGAAAATGAACGTAAAAACTTTTAAGAAAACATATAAAAAAAGTGTTGTGAAGCGTAAAGCAACACCCGAATCTGAATCGAACCAACAAGAAATTGTAATAAAGTACCTACGTTTAGCATATCCCGACGCGCTTTATTGTGCTTCTGCAGGTGGAATGAGAACAAGTTACTTGCAAGCGGTTAAAATGAAGCGTACTGGATATGTCAAAGGGTTTCCCGACCTCTTTATTTACGAACCACGCGGATCGTTCTTCGGTCTTGCTATTGAAATGAAGAAAGAAAAAGGTGGTGTCGCTTCACCAGAACAAAAGCGTTGGCAGGAACAATTAAGAAACAGAGGGTATTGTTCTTATATTTGTAAAGGTAGCGAGGAAGCAATCAAAGTAATAGATGAATACTTCAACAGTTGACACTTGACAAATACATAGAAGGTAACTATAAAAAGTTCAAAGAACTTGCGAAGAACATTTCGCGAGGTGAAGATTACTACGAAGATTTGCTTCACGATTCTTTGCTTTCTATGTTTGGGTCAAAGCACATCGAGAATCTAATCGATACAGGTGACTTTGAGTTCTATCTTATTCGTGTTATGTATCTTGCCGTCAACAGTCCAACGTCGCCTTTCTATCGTCAAACGATTGCATGGAACAGAAACAGACGCGACTTCAAAGAATACGCGCACGAAGTTGACAAGACGTGGTTGGGCGCACGAATGACCAACGAACAACTGGACATTCTCATCAGTCGACTAACCGAGTTTGAACGTCTGATTTTCCAAGAATATATCTTCGAAGGTTTTACCTACCGAGAATTTTCTAAACAGACAGGAATACCAACGGTATTTTTATACCGAACTATCGATTCAATTAAAACTAAAATAAGAGCAAATGTTATTCGCAAAATCAAATGAGTACAAAAGACGACTTGAGATATGTCGCACCTGTAAATTCTTTCAACCTTCAACGCAAAGCTGCGGACCATTGATCGTGGGTGACGAAGTAGAAACCGAAGTCCTATTCCGAAAGAAGTCAATCAAACTTTGTGGCTGCGTTATGCCTATCAAAGCAAAGTTAGCCTTCGCATCTTGCCCAGCGTCAAAATGGAACGGTGTCTTGTCGTTGGAAGAACAAATAGAGTTCAAGCGTTTCCTTCTCGATATGAAAGCGCAAGGAAGACTTGAACAGAAAGATATGTTAAAGTTTTATTCGTTCAAGGACAAAGCCACAGGAGCGTTTAATGAGCGTTCAACGTGTCCGCCCTGCGTGAAGAAAGACATCAATACGTTTCTTGATTCAATGAAGGACGTTAACGTTGACTAAATAAACAAGTGAAAGTCTTCTAAACTCGACACGTCCCCTCTGGTGTTGTCTTTAATGTTGTGCCAACGCATACCACTCAAAAAGAAATCTATTGTCTTATTGGGCGTATAAACGCGAAAGTGACCATGTTGGAAGTGATGCCATGTAATAACATTGTTTGTCTTGTAGTTAGTCAGTAATTGAATGAACAATTCTTGCTTTGCTTTCTTGTTTATCTTACTCATAATTTTAATTATTGGACATAGAAAGGTTTATGGGTGAAAAGACATTAAACTCGCATTTATGCCTTATCAGTATTCCTATTAACTACTACTTGTTAGTGTTTAGTAGTTACTCATAATTCAGAAGATCCTGCATGGGTTACAGGCAATCAGTTAACTATGTCTAGTTTCACCCCCAAGTTCCACCTCTGGATTGCTTGGATTATTATAACTGTTGTTACTGGTTAATTGTATAATCTCCAAAATGAAACTCAATGTCATTTCTTACCACTACAAATAACCTTCCTTCTAATTATCACGTTCATTCACCAACTTCACACATCGTTGGTATGGGTTGAATGTGGACAAGACCATTCCTCACTTATCTAAAAAGAAGTTGCCCCGCACACCGTACTCGTTAACTTAATAACAGCACAATGCTTGGGGCAATGCTTTGAGATTAACGAGTATTCAAATATAGATATAAATAAACGCGATTTTACAAATAGATTTCAACAACTATTGATTGTTAATAATACATTTAGTATCTTTAGCATATGATTATTATTCCCGCTCAACTTGAATCAGTAGGTACGCGAAAGGACAAGACGCTCAAACTAACGTTTGGAACGAATGAACTTTCACCTTCGCAAGCGTCAGAACTATTTACAATAGCTAATCAGTTTGGTTATCTCGCCTTCAAAGACGAAGACTTCAAACGCGAAGAATTAGACGCAGTAGAAAGTCTTAAGTCAGAGTTAGAAGATACCTTAAAGAAGCCTTCACAACGTTTACGCAATGTTCTATTTAGAATGTACGAACAGGACAACGACGGGTTCAAGACCTTCTCAAAATACTACGACTCACGAATGGAACAACTTATTAACCATTACAAGAGTAAATTGGGGTGATTCTTATATTTATAAATTATGAGCAAGGAAGAAAGCAAACAACAAAACTCTACACTAAAAAAGAACGCTATGCTAAAAGCATTGGAAAGCACTTTGGGTGTAGTGACTTCAGCGTGTCAGATTGTGGGCATAGATAGAACGACACACTACTTGTGGTTAAGTAACGATGAAGACTACAAAGCAAAGGTTGAATCGTTGACCGACCTTGCTGTTGACTTCGCAGAAAGTCAGTTATTCGAATTGATTAAGGGAGCGCACCGCGAGGTGTCAACACCAGACGGTGAAGTAATCCGTATTCAAGATGCACCCAACACAAGTGCAACAATTTTCTATTTGAAGACGCGAGGAAAGAAACGAGGGTATGTTGAGCGAACTGAATTAGCAGGTGTGAACGACGCTCCGATTCAGATAATCATCAACGACAAATTATAACAACCAATTCGACAAAACACCGAATGAGTAAAGCAAATTTGACATTTGACCTTGACGACAGGGACGATCGTATTGAGTTCGAGCGCATGATGAAGGCGCGCGACATGGCAATGATGTTATGGGAACTCGACATGAATGGCTACCGCAAGTTCACGAAGTACAACGACCGACAGGAAGGCGCGTACCAAGAAGGCATCGAAGAAGTATTTGAATACATACGCGAGCTGCTGAAAGAACATCAGATAGACGTTGAACAATTGATAATATAACAATGGCGGATATAACAATGTGCAAAGGTATTAACTGCAACCAAACAAACACTTGCTACCGGTACATAGCGAAGGCGAACCCATACCGACAAAGCTACTTCAGCGATTCACCAATGAAGAATGGGGACTGCGAAATGTTTTGGGACACGCGAGAAATCAAAACGCACCCGAACGGGTAACGCAATATGCAGAATGAACATAAACGTAACCGAAGGGGTACGAATTAACCGTAGTTGAATTGTCAGCACAAACCTGACAAAACAGATACACAAACAAAAGACAGGACAAGACAATTAGTGGCAAATGTTTGTCACAATTATTTGAAAAACTGTGACACTTTATAATGTGATTTTGTCGCAAGTATAGTAGATTTTTGCGACAAAGAACGAAGAACTAAACGTATAATAAGTAATGAGCGAAAACAAATTGAATTTCTTACGGTCGCAGATTGCGATGTTTCATCCAGAGTGGAGCAAAGAACAAGTACACATGGAAGCCATACGCATTTACAACGAAGCGAACACCATCGATGACGACGACGAGAGTTGTTTATATTGTGGTTCGTAGTCAACAAAAGAATTGATATTGTAGATATTAAACAACAAAAAGAAATGAGTATAAAAGTAAGCATACCCGCTGACTATTCTTCGATTAGCGTGAAGCAATACGTTGACTACCACGCAGCGAAGAACGACATTGACAAGTTGGTTAGCATCAGTAACCTACTGAAAGAACAAGCGGAACAAATTCCCTTCCAACACTTGCCGACCTTAATACAAGCGTTCGAGGAAACATTGAAGAACGAAAGCGCCAAGTTCTTTGAAACGATTACAATCAAAGACAAGGACTTCGGTTTCATTCCCGACCTTTACTCAATCTCAATGGGTGAATATGCAGACATTTCAACGTGGGCATCTGACGTGTCAACGAACATGGTGAAGATAATGGGAACGCTTTACCGCCCCATTGACAAGCGCGTTGGAAAAAAGTACACGATCGTTCCACACAGCAAGGCAAACCGCGAACTGGTTGAAGGCTACGTTGAACAAATGACACTCGAACAATTCAACGGTGCGATGCTTTTTTTTTCGACTTTGCTCAACGAACTAAGCAACACTTCGCTAGATTATTTGGAGAACGAGGTCAAGAAGTTGACGACGGAACTGACGGAGCAATTGAAGACCGAGAAGGACTGAATCAAGTACTCGGTCGCTACGGTTGGTATCATTTGTTTATGGAAGCGTGCGGGCGCGACATAACAAAGTTGGACGCAATTACGGAAAAATCAGCGTGGGAGATATTTACATTTATGACTTACCTAATAGATTACAATTATGTCGAACGTTCAAAGCTACAACGCGCTCATAGATAGATTCCACGCCTTCGCGTCGGGACACTTCATACTTAAAAGATTTTCACACGGACAGATTGAAGTTTCTGACTTAGAAAAGTTTGGTGAATATCCATTCATGCACGTCGTGCCTTCGAATGTTAGCTACTCAAAAGGAATGAAGACGTTTAGTTTTCAGATTGTCCTTGCTGACCTTCCGCGCGACAAAGAAGATAAACCCGAATACCAACGCGAAGTTCTTTCCGACCTTCAACGGATCGCGGAAGACTTGGTTGCGGAAATAACAAACCACCGCGTTTTATTCGGTGACTTAATCACAGTACAAAATGTCACGCTCGAACCATTCTTAGAAGAATTTCACCACACCCTAACCGGTTGGACGATTAGTTTAGATTTACTTGTTCCTTACTATTGGGACGCGTGTTCTATACCTGCGGAATGGAACGATATGTGGGAATCTTCAACAGGTGGTACGGGTTCTATCTTGACGTTCATTGATTCAATAGTACGCGATGAGAACGGAAACGTTTCGCTTGTCAACGACGAAGCGACACCAGCTCCAAACTACTACTACGGAACGGACGACGAAGGTGTTCGCGGTTGGTACTTGACTACTGACAACATCGGATTGACTTGCGAAACGATAGGCGACTGTCAAACGATTATTGACATCGAAGCGGCTATTGATGCTCTTGAAGAAGAAATTGTTTTGAAGGCAGATATAACAAGTATAAGCGTCGTTGGTTTCTCGAATGATTACAACGACCTTTCGAACCTTCCAACGATACCAACGGCAACGAGTGACTTAACAAACGATAGTGGCTTCATAACAATAGGTGACGTTCCTGCTCAGGTTAATGCTGATTGGAACAGCGTTAGTGGAGTAAGTGAGATTTTTAACAAGCCAACTATTCCTGCTGCTCAGATTCAATCCGATTGGAATCAAACAAACAATGTCTTGTTGGACTTCATTAAGAACAAACCAACGATTCCAACTTCACTACCGCCAACAGGTGCGGCAGGTGGTGACTTGACAGGCACTTATCCAAACCCAACAGTACACCGAGTTCACGGAGTAGACTTCCAAAGTGGAGCACCTGCTGTAGATGACACATGGATATACGTTAGCACCCCATTCGGAACACAACCTTTTCAATGGCAGCATAGCAAGTTAAAGACTTCTCAAGTTCAGAATGATTCAACCGTAACAGGAACGAATGCAGACGATGCGCTTGAGCATTTAGACAGCACTAAACAAGCGACGCTCGTTAGTGGTACTAATATCAAAACAGTTAATTCTAACTCGCTACTCGGCGCAGGTAACGTATCTGTTGGAACGGTAACAAGCGTAGCAGCATTGACGTTAGGCACAACGGGAACAGACCTAAGCAGCACCGTTGCAACGGGTACAACAACACCTGTAATTACTTTGAATGTACCAACGGCAAGCGCAGCAAATAGAGGTGCTTTGAGTGCTGCAGATTGGAGTACTTTTAACGGCAAATTCACGCTACCTTCTTTGACAAGTGGAAGTGTTCTATTCAGCAATGGAACAACCATAGCGCAAAATAACGCTAACTTCTTTTGGGACAATACAAATAGTCGATTAGGTATTGGTACGGTTACTCCTGCAAATAAACTTCATATTTTTGGAGCATCTGCTACTACGCCTGCTTTAGTTTTTACTACTGCAAATAGACCAACTGCAATGTCTCTCAATTACAATGATACTGCTCATACGGGTTACATTGATTTTGCAAATATATTTTACATAACGCGAGGCAACGGAACTACATTTCCTTTCTACATATCTGCAAATAGTAACGTGTTAATAAATTCATTAACAGACGCAGGGTACAAGCTCGATGTGAATGGGACTTTAAGAGTTATTGGAGCTACAACTTTAGGTACAACAAGTGCGTCTAACATAACAACGATTGCAACAAGCGGAAGTTCTAATATTTTAAATGTAACCAACACAGCAGGTACTTTTGTTTTCGGTGTAGATAGTGCAGGCGGTTACGCTCAACCGTCAACGGCAAATAGAGGAATGTGGTTTTACAATTCTTCAGCGAGTGCTTACATCGGTGCTGCTGCAAGTGGCTGTATTGCAATTAACACAACATCTCCTAACGCATCTGCAATTTTAGATGTGGTAAGTACAACGAAAGGAATTCTATTTCCGCGCATGACTACAACGCAAAAGAACGCTATTGCTTCACCTGCAAGCGGTCTTGTTGTTTACGATACTACTTTGGGTAAGTTATGCGTAAGAGGAGCAGCAGCGTGGGAAACAATAACATCACTTTAATAATTTATACAATGGCTAAAATACAACCCGTTATCTTTCCTTTAAACGCAGGAACAGCTACCGAAATGAGCGTACTCATTCTAAACTTTGAAACATCAGCAACAACTTGCACCACTTACTATGAATTAAAGAGCGACGAAGGAACTGTTCTAACGAATGGTAACTACACGCTAACCGAACAAGAATTTGCAGCATGGGGAACGGACAACGAGTGGGTTGCTGAGTGCGTGGCTAAGGCAATAGGAGTAACAATTATAAAAGAATAGTATGCAACTTACCGAAGAACATTTGAAGCAGTTAGACGCTTTCATTCAAGAGATGCCTGTCAAATTTGGCTTACCATTGATTCAATTCTTTAACAAGATTAAAGAAGATTCAGAAGTAGACAATGGCTAACGAACAGAGCGCACCAAACTTCTTCGCTGTCGTGAACGACATGGCTAAACGCTTTGTCGAATTGATGCAGTCCGACTATCGCATGAAGCGAAAAGTGGGACGCAACTACACGAACGCGGTTGCAAGTGGTACGCTCGAAAAGTCGTTAGCTTACAGGTTACAAATCAAAGGACAATCGATAAACATTTCGGTCTTTGCGAAGGGGAAAGCGGGACAATACTTTTTGTTTCGTGAAAAGGGCGTGAATGGAACACAGAAGTCACAGGGCGCACCGTACTCATTCAAACGCGGAAGCGGAAGCAAACCTGCAAAAGGTCAAATGTCGCCTATGCAACAAGCGATATACGACTGGATGTCGATAAAAGGAATACGACTACGCGACAAGTCAAGTGGAAAATTCAAGAAGTCAACTGAAGAACTAAAGCAACAGGTCGCAAAACTGATTATGTTCAAGGTAAGACGCGACGGAATAAAGGGGTGGAACGCGTTTGGGTACGCATACGAAAACATTTGGGACGAATACGAAGCGAAGGTGGTTGCGGCCTACGGCAAAGACTTCAACGCGGCAATAGAGAATCAATTAAACGATATAAAATAACATGGCAATTACAATAAACGACCAACCATACCAATACACGCCCGTCGGTCAACGGCTCATGCTTGTTTGCAGTTCAACGAACGTAGCCAACGCAGGCTTTCGTTTCGTGTTCGACTTCGGTTCGTTTCAGGTCAACGTACAACCAAACGCAGCGAGCAAAGGCATCTTAGACCTCGCGCCTATCTTCCGCGAATCATTATTTCACGACGCTTCTTTAATTACAACAACGAACGACGTAGACCCAAAAAGCGTTGCGTTTATTTCTTGCACGATAAAAGAAGGGTGGCTCGTTGACGGAGTGTTCACAATAAGCGGTAGCGGAATGGCTGACATCGACGACGTCTACGCGTTTCTTGCGGAATATCAAGTAAGCGACGGATACAAACCAAACCCAAACACACGCTACGCGCTCGACGGAATCACGAAGTATTTAATGAGCGAACGAAATGTCGACACTCACAAATGGAGCGAAGCGACGGCGCGTGGATTGTCAAGCAACTTCGTTTATATTCCAACGCGATTAGCTGACTGGGGTGTAATGTACACACCTTCAGCAACGGCATTGCTTGCCGACAGCGATTTCGACATTGCGGTTTTTTCAACTTACGATAATAACGATACTTTAATTGATACCGTAAATGTCAATTTAAGCAACGCAAATAATCTTGTCAATGTCATTGGTGCTAATCCTTCCAACTTGATAAATGGCGGTTTAGATTTTACAAACGTCAAATACTACACTATACAAATTGGAAAAGAAATCGCGTTCCCCGTTTACACGCCTGCTTCGCGCTTGTATTGTTTCTATCTTGTTCCTGACGATTGTCGCTTTGACAATGTTCGCTTGGGTTGGACGAATACTGTTGGCGGTGTGGATTACTTCAACTTCACGAAGAAGTCGGAGTTGTCGTTTAACTACGATCGTAAGCAATATCAAAAAGTAGTTGGAAGTTATAACGCTTCGTCGTTTGGTTTCGACACCTACGACAGAGGTGTAACCGACCGCTACGTCACAACAACGAAAGGACTACAAATAAACAGCGACTGGGTAAGCGTTGGTGAGTTCAACTTATTACAAACGCTTTGCCGTTCCAACGACGTATACATAATCAACGACGACGGAACAATGACACCCGTTCTTGTAGACACGCAGAACTTCGTTATCAAGGACGAACGCTATTCGAAACTTTACAACGTTACTTTGAATCTTAAATATTCTCAACCTGTTGGCTTATGATGAACCAAGTTATACTAACGCTAACGGACAGCAACGGCAACAGCGCGATTCTCGACCTTTATGAGAACGAGAAGATGCACTTGAATTACAAGTTCACGGACATTACCGACTTCGCTTCCGTAGGCAATTACTCGCAGGAATTTCGTGTTCCTGCAAGTGCAACGAATGTAGACTTCTTCGGTGCTATCTTCAACGTAAACTTCGACGGTTGGTTTGACTTCCGTAAGAAGGTCGAAGCGGTCTTAACCGTTAACACGATACCAATTGCAAGCGGTCACATTCAGGTTAAAAAGTTGTATTGGCAGAGCGGTAAGTTGTTCGAGTTTGAAGTTGTGTTCTTTGGTGAAGTACCGAACCTCGCGCGTCTGCTCAACGAGAAAAAGTTAAAGGACATTGAAACGATTGTCGCGGGCGACCTTGACTACGACTTACTTCACGCTAACGTTGAAACACCACCCAACGAACACACGATTCTAACGCTATGCGATAAGTGGAATCTTACTGCAAGTAACGTTGAAGGACAACCCGTTTATTCAACCGTTATTGCAGGGCAACCGACTTATAAACCGCTTTACGTTGGACACATGACACCTGCGGTAAAGGCGCAATACTTGTTTGACGAGATAATGAACGACGCAGGGTTGCAGTATTCGAGCGATAACCTTTCGAACTGTCTAGATAACGTCTACGTTCCATTCGTGAACGGGCAATACTTAGATACAAATGCAGGTTTGAACGACAACGCAAGTTTACTTGTAGCTACTTCAAACATATCAACAAATTTTAATTCTGGAACTACTTCGTTTTTCCCTTTGTATTTAGATTATGTTGAATATGAAGACGCAGGTTCTAATTGGAGTGGCGGTGTTTTTACCGCTCCTTTTTCTACTCAATACACATTTCAAATTTGGACAAATGGAACTTATACTATAAACGCAGGTGGTGGGCAATTTAGTTTATTGTTTCATTTTTTTGTAAATAACGAATACTCAACAGGTTTTATAAATCAATTTGATAATGGCGAAATTTTAGTAAATCAAAATATTACAATATCATTAACCCAAGGAGATACATTTAAGGTGTACATTGATAATGAAGGTGGTTTTATTACTGACGTCGATGTTGATTTAATAGGAAACGGAAGCGGTGGTATTGATGACTTTAGCGGAACGGGAATAAAACTTGTTTCGATGTCAACTGCATTAACTGAAGCAACAGTTCAAATGGAGTTCAACGCTCCAGACATGAAGCAAATTGATTTTATCACGTCAATTCAAAAGATGTTCAACCTTGTTTTCGTGGCGGACAAGACGCTACCAAACACGCTGAAGATTGAACCAATGGTTGAGTACATCGCAAGTGGAAACACGCTCGATTGGTCGCAGAAACTCGACTTGTCGAAAGATATTATGTATTCGCCAACGACCGACCTTCAAAAGTCTAAGTTCTCTTTCACATATACCGAAGACGGCGACTATTTCAATTCGGTTTACAAAGACAACGGGCGCATCTATGGACGTTATGAAGTAACTGAAAGCGACTTCGAAGTAATTAACGAGTTCGCAACAGGAGAAGAAAAGGTTGAGTTAGCATTTGCGTCTACACCTTCCTCACCTGTGGAAAATACAGACGTGGTTGTGCCTAAATTCTTAAATTCAGAAGGGGAATTCGTGCAACCTAAACCGCGCATACTTTATTACTTCGCTGACTTCTTTGTAAATATGTACGATGAAGTAAGCGGTGACGTATTGCAAACGGCTGTTAAGTGTTTGAATAACTACTCGACAATGAACGCGACGGTATCGGATAAAGACTTAAACTTTGCTCCCGAAATACCACCGCATACAATCATTGCGAACCCATATGAGAATCTTTACAACCGTTGGTGGCGTAACTACTACCGCGAGTTATTCGACGGACAGGCGCGCATCTTAGAAGGTATGTTTGCGCTAACGCTAAACGACATATTCACATTTCAATTCAGCGACAAAATATGGATAATCGATTCTTGGTGGCGCGTTCTTGAAATTAATGGCTACGTCGTAGGTGAACAAGACATGACAAGCGTCAAACTTATTCGTGTACTTGACATCGACAACGGCTGCGACCTTTTGCCTGTGTCCGCTAACTTAGACCAATCGTTAAATTGGGAAACACCGAACGGTGATCCTGCGGCAATAACGCAAGAATGTTGTTTGCGTTTCGGTTACAACTGGAACATAGCAAAGAACAATTGTTTCTCGCAGCCAAACGGCGGCACGCGTTCCTTCATAACACAACAACCACCGTCGTTAGCACCAACGCGATTTGGCGCACCGGTTAACTTCGGTGGTTCGATAACACAACCAGTTAGAACAATAACGACCGACTACGTTGTAACGTCTTTCGACCGCATGATTTTCGCAGATACAACGGCAAACGGCATAACGATTTACTTGCCTTCTGCAACAACAACAGCAGGACGTGAATTGATAATACAACGCGTTGTTTCGGGTGCTAATCCACTAACGATTCAAGCATACACAGGAGAAACGGTCGAAGGTAGCGGAAGCGTTACGTTGAGCGTAGCAGGTGATACAATAACAATAATAAGCAATGGAACAGATTTCAAAGGAACATCTTCAAAGTAAAGCAAGCGCAATGGTTGCCTGTTTAGAGTTCATAAAACTTAACGTTAAAAGCGAAAGCAACTACGGTCGCATCGCTAACGGCAAAAACAAACTAGCAAAATGGTTGTGTCGATTGCATAATTGTACGCCTATTTATGTAAACGTAGCGTTTTGGATATTTATAATTTATATAATCTTCTTCTAAAATGGCAAATACAATAGACTTCAATGTAGATAGTAACGCGATGACCGTTCTCAATCAGACGGCTACGGCTGCTGACGGTGCGGCGAAAGGTATTAAGACATTGAAGGCGCAATACGCCGACTTAAAAAAGCAACAAGACCAATTCGATCCAGGGACGGAAAAGTTCAACGCGCTTTCCCAAGAAATGGGTGTTCTTAAAGACCGCATGAACGACGCTGCCGAAGCGGTGAAGGGAAACACAGGGCCTGCGATTGAAGGAATGAGTGCGACGTTTGGAATCATGGGGCAACAGTTAGGCAATCTTGATTTCGAAGGACTAACGCAATCGATTGGAACGTTTAGCGCAAATCTTTCGCGCATTGATCCTAAAGCAATGATGGGTTCACTTAAAGCTATGTTAGCTGCGGGTGTTCAAGGTTTCAAAGCGTTGGGAAATGTCATTAAGCAAAACCCTATCTTTATTTTAGTAGGTGTAATTATTGGAATTATTGCATACTGGAAAGAGTTGAGCGACTTAGTTAGTGGAAAGAAGGGAATGTTGGAAAGTCTTAACAAACAAGCGGACGCATTAAAAACACAGGAACAATCGTTAACTCGTCAACTAGCGTTGCAAAAAGCGTTAGGCGAAGGAGCAGCAGCAATTTTAAGGACGGAACTAGATATGCTTGCAAACAAACAAAAGCAAGCCGAAGTAGCAATGGAAATAGCGGTTCTTGAAGATGACAAAGTAAAGTTCTTGGAAGCGCAGCAGCAGCAACTTCAAGCCATTAACGACGTAGAACTTCGGAGAATAAAAATACATAAAGACGCGCAAGCATTACTTGACAAAATTCGCGCGGGCAAAGACGACGAATACAATAAACAGCTTTTACAAAATCAAGCGTTTAGTGAATACAAAGCGCGCACGGAAGAACTTGGTGCAGAGCAGCAAAGAAACAACGAAAGAGCAAGACAAGTAAACAACGAAATTGCAGACGCGCAAAGAGCAGGAAACAAAGCGTTAGAAGAAAAGTTAATGTTAGAAAAACAATCTTTGTACAATCAGAATGTTTCCATTCAATCTAACAAAGACGAAATATGGAACGCGGGAATGGCTGCGAAAGAAGAAGTTAAGACGGAGAAAGAACTAGCAAGAATAGCAGCAAGCAAAGCTAAACAAGCGGAACGTAAAAGCGCAGCGGATGCAGCAGCTAAAAAGTTAGCAGACGATATTCTTGCAGTCGAGCAGCACATGGTTGAGGTTCAACGTTCTTTGATGGCTGACAAAGACAGAGAAATTTTACTATTACAAGAAAAGCAAGCGCAAGAATTAAAGACATACGAGAAAGGAAAAAAGAGCGCGGAAGATTTGGCCAAACTAAAAACTTCACACGCTACTGAATTAAAAATTCTAACGGATAAGTACGACAAAGAAGCGCAAGAAAAAGAAGCTGAAAAGAAACTAAAAGAAGAAGAAGCAAGACAAAAAGAACTTGAACGCGTTGAAGAACAATATCAGCTTCTTCAAAAACTTAAAAGCGACGCTTTAGAAAACGAAATAAACGAAGCGGTTTTATCGGCTGAAAAACTTCAGGAATTAGCAACGGGCAATCCAGAATTAGAACTTGCAATTCAAGAAGACCTAAAAAAGAAACTTGCTGAAATAACTAAAAAGTATTTAGACAAGCAAGTTGAAGACACCAAAAAATCGGAAGCGGAAATATCAGCAGCAAAACAAGCAACGCAAGATTTTAGATTGAAGCAATTAGGCGAATCATTCGCAGCACTTGGAGCGTTAAACGACGCGTTTACAAAGAAGGGACAACAACAATCGAAGAAACAATTTCAGATTCAAAAAGCGTTGAATCTCGCGTCGGCTGTAGTCGATACTTACGGCGGTATCAATAGAGCGTTGAACGACAAGACAATGCCTTCAACAACAGCGCGTATTATTCAAGCGTCAATCGTTGGCGCAATGGGACTGGCTAACGTTATCAAAATATCAAAGACAGAATACGGCAACGCGTCCGCACCTTCGGGAACGAATATGAGCGCGGGCGGTGGTGGCGACGCAGGAACAACAGCCCCTTCACCTGCAAACTTCGCCTTCTTGCAGAACCAACCCAACCAACAACCACCGCTTCAGGCGTACGTCGTTGGAACGCAGGTGTCGAGCAACTTAGAAGCGCAACAATTAATTCAAAATCAATCTCGCTTAGGCGGTTAAAAAAAACAATATGAAAAAAATTAAAGTTATTGAATACGGCATTGACGATGCGGGTTTGCTCGGAGTATTCGCGATTAGCGTTGTTGAACAACCTGCAATCGGGGTTGACTTCGTTGCGCTTTCAGAACAACACAGCGTCAAGTTCAAAGAAGATTTTAGAGGACTGTTGTACGGTGCTTTGCTTATTCCTGACCAACTCATTTACAGACGCGACGACGCAACTAACGAAGAATACTATGTGAAGTATTCAAAGGACACTATTCGCGCTATTGCTTACAACTACTTAAAGCAATCAAACCAAAACAACGCAACGGTTGAACACGCGAAAGTGGTTGAAGGAGTGTCGTTGGTTGAAACGTGGATAATCGAAGGCGAAAACGACAAGTCTAAAAACTTTGGCTTCGACCTACCGGAAGGAACGTGGTTCGGTTGCATGAAGGTCGAGAACGACGAAGTGAAACAACAGATTCAAAACAAAGAAGTGTTGGGTTTCTCAATCGAAGGAAACTTTGCCGTTGAGAAAGAAATGTACATGAGTAAGCACGACGAATTTGCTGCCATTCTTGACGAAATAAACGAACTTCTAAAAGGCGAGTAATGAATATCGAAGCAGGTGGTTTCCTGAAGGTTGAACTATTCAACGACGACGCTAACCTGTTTCTTCTTGCACTCACAAAGATTACAAAAGAAGGTGCTGCAATGGGTTTTAAGACCTATGGATTGAATGAACAGGAAGTGAAGGTACTGAATGACATTCTCGAAAATTTAGGATAAAAAAAACGGGGGTAACTACTCCCCCGTTCAAACCTAAAATCAAAATCAACTAATGAAAAGTCGAATTGTGAAACAAATATACGCTCTTTTCTATTTAGGTACTAAACATTTAATAAACACTTATATGAATTTACGAGAAAAAGTAAACGCTCTTTTCGCAAAACACAATGTAAGCCTATCTGCTGAAGAAGTAGTTGAGGTGAAGCAAATGGTTGAAGCGATACTACAAGACGGAACAAGTATCTACTCAGACAGCGACGCGTGGGCGGTTGGTGTTCGTGCATTCGCTAAAGACATGGACGGCAACGAGGTTGCGTTAATGGACGGTGAATACACAACAGCAGAAGGTCTTGTTGTAACTGTTACAGGAGGTCTTGTTGAAGAAATCGCAGACGCTGCTGAAGAAGCACCAGAAGCGGAAGTTGCACCCGTTGAGGTTGTAGCTGAAGAACAAGCATCTGAATCACTAAGCGCGGAAGTTGAAGGACTTTTGTCGTTGGTTGCAAAACTTGAAAGCGAACTTGCTGACATGAAGAAAGCAAACACAGAACTTTCAAGCGAAGTAACAAAATTAAGCGCACAGCCTGCCGCTACTTCAATCAAAGAAGTAAAGCAAGCAAAACAAACACCTTCGAAGCCATACGCTAAAATGTCGGCTGAAGAACGTTTCTTATTTCATCTTAAAAAATAATAAAAAAACAAACAATAAAAAATGGCTACTACCACTTCATTAACTTCTACCTACGCAGGTAGAGAAGCAGCAGGATATATCCGCGCTGCATTCTTGAGTAACGAGTCTTTGGCTGCGGTTACCTTCAAAGAAAACATCGAGTACAAGCAAGTTGTTCGCAAATTAGTTGATTCTATCACTTTTGCAAACGCTACTTGTGACTTCACACCAACAGGAACAGTTACTCTTACTGAGCGTATCTTGACTTTGGAAAAATTCCAAGTTCACAGACAACTTTGTAAGAAAGACTTTTTAATTGACTGGGAAGCAAGAGAAGAACAAAACGGAAACCTTCACGCTTCTTTGACTGACGCATTAATTGCTAACGTTTTAGCGGGTGTTGCAGCACGCAACGAGGTTCTTATATGGCAGGGTGTTAACGCTAACGCTGGCGAGTACGATGGTTTCGAAACTTTGTTCTTAGCTGACGCTGCGGTTCTTGATGTTTCTTCTCCAGTAGCAATTGATGCTACTAATGTAATCGAAGAAATGGGACGCTTAGTTCTTACCCTTCCAACGCGCGTTCGTCGTGCAACTGAGAAGCCTGTAATCGCAGTTTCTTCTAACGTTGCTGAGGCATACAGAAGTGCAATTCTTGGTCTTGGTGGTGGTTACTACCTTTATCAAGGAGAATCAGTTGTAATGAATTGGCAGGGACAGTATGACGTTATTGAGTGCCCAGGTATGTCCGACGACACAATGGCGTTTTACCAAAAGTCAAACCTTTGGTTCGGTACTAACTTGATGGATCAATGGAACAATGTAGCAGTTTTGGATATGTATGCACATGACCTTTCTGACAACGTTCGTTTCGCTGCTTCTTTCTTCGCAGGTGTACAATACGGCTTCGGAAACGAAATCGCATTTTACCAAGCATAATTCAACCATTCTAACCCTTGCATAAACAGAGGTAGCGGTTAAACACCGCTCCTCTTTTGTGCTAATAAAAACATACAAATATGGCATGTGAATTAAGCACAGGATTTACACTCGATTGCAAAGACGGCATCGGTGGTATTAAGAAAATTATTCTTTGTGACACGGTTACTTCGTTAACTTTTGACGCAAACGAAATTGTTACTGCTATCGTTGGTCCAGTTTCAGGTGATTTGTACACATACGAATTACCAACGCAAACAGGATCGTTCGAAGAAACAATTAACTTCAACCGTGATGCAGGAACTATTTTCTACACGCAGACGGTAAACGTTATGTTAAACAAATTAAGCGCTCCTAAGCGTTTAGAATTGCAAACAGTTGCACAAGGTCGTCCGATTGTTTTCGTTAACGATTCAAACGACAACTGGTGGGCTGTTGGTTATGAGTTCGGTGCTGACCTTTCTACTGCAACAGCAGCTACAGGAACTGCACTTGGTGACATGAATGGTTTCACACTTGCATTTGTACACGAAACTCCAAAGAGAGCGTACAAATTGAGCGGTACTCCTTTGTCAATTCTTGACTAATCAAAAAAACTTTTACACACATAGGGACAAAGCGTCCCTATGTGTTGTAATTTTAACGTAAAGGGAAAAGATAGAATGGTTTATCTCAACACAAATACAGCGAATCAATACGCGTGGCTTTCGTTAGACGAAGGACGTGCCTATTTCAACGTTGCCTTTACTCATTACCTTCTTGTCATGACTTACGAAATGACAGGTGAACAACTCGCGCAAGTGGTCGAAGTAATAAACGAGAACGAACGCGTAACTAAAATAAGACTTACAACCGTTGGTTTGGTCGATGCAGGTCGTTATCATTACGAAGTGTACGGACAAAACAGCAGCAGCAATATAGACCCAACCAACGCCGCCGTTCTTGGCTTGATTGAAAAAAGTTTAATGATTTTACAAGACGAAACAATTTTCTTTGACGTTTCTTCACCGACAATTCCTGTCGACGTAATTTATACAGGTGCATAACATGAGCAATATTCAAGCAATAAATCTTTCAGCTTACGAACCAATTGAAGCGGTTGAAAAAGAGAATCGTGCGGGTTGGATTGACTACGGTTTTAACAACTTATTTCCGCAGCACCTAATCACGCTTTATTACAACAGCCCTATTCATAACGCGTTGACGAACTCAATTGCTTACATGATTGAAGGCAAAGGTACCGGTACGATTCTCGACAACGCATTGCAAGGTATTGCATTCGACTTAAAACTTCAGGGTTCATTTTGTGCTGAAGTAATATGGTCGTTGGACTTCACTCGCGTTGTTAAAATCAATCACTTGCCATTTGAGAACTGTCGTTTAGCTTACGACAAAGAAGAAGAAGACATCACAGGAATTTGGTATTCTCGCGACTGGGCTAACTCAAGAAGTAAGAAAGGAAAGCCTGAGTTCATTCCTTCATTCAATCCTTCACAGGCGCAAGAACAACCGAGACAAGTTATTTACGCACACGGAATGATGGCAGGAAGTTCGTACTATGCGAAACCCGACTACTTCGGCGCGTTGAACTACGTTGAGTTGTCCTATCAAATGGGCATGTACCACGTCAATAATATCTTGAATGGTCTATTCCCTTCATTCATTATTAACTTCTTGAATGGTATTCCGCAAAAAGAAGAACGTGAAGCAATACGTCGTGAGTGGGAAACAAGATTGAGCGGTGCAAGTAACGCGGGTAAGTTCTTAATGACCTTCAACGAGGATCCTTCACGCGCTCCGCAAATTGAATCGTTCCCTTTGTCGGACGCTGATAAGCAATATCAATTCTTAAGCGAAGAAACAGCAAAGCAAATCATGGTAGGACACCGCGTTGTTTCGCCATTGATTCACGGCATACGCGACACGACAGGATTCGGTTCGAATAAGGACGAAATGATTGTTGGTTTAGAGATATTCAACACGCAGGTTATTCGTCCATATCAAAGAATTATTGAAGAAGTCTTCACACCGATTTTAGGCGACGTAAATATTGAGATGAACTCAGTATTCGACGACGGAGTTGCAATCGATTCTAACGCACCTATTGACGTAATAGACATACCTTCAACAGACGTAACAGAAACACCAACAGAATCTAGTGAAAAAGTTAGTGACGTAACGTACAACGGTGCGCAAATCGCTTCCGCTTTGGATATTGTCGCAGCGGTTGGTACAGGAACACTAACGCAAGAACAAGCAATTGTTTTCTTGGTTCAGTTCTTAGGTCTTGACGTGGACGTTGCGAAGTCGATGTTTCAAACAGGCGGTGACGCGGTGGCTAAACTGTCCGCTCAAAAAAAAAAAGTAGTTGCGAAGAAGAAAGTTGCGGTTGCTGAGAACAAGATAAGCGCAGAAGATAGCGCGTTGTGGTTGGCTTATCTTAAAGAGAAAGCGGAATACGTCAACGAAGAAGAATGGGA